GCTTTATTGGCCTATTATTGAGATCATCAAGAAGAACCCGTGCGCCGGTGATTCAGCATGGGGTGTCAACCCGTATGGCCACGTATGGCGTCAAATGTATGAAAATCTCCTACCCAATGTTGTGGACGGTGATTATAGTAAATTTGACAAGGGTATTTCTGGAACGCTAATTGTTGATTTGCTTTCTGCAATGGTGCGTCCTTTCCCTGATTGGCGTCGAAATGCGTGCTCAATGGTTGTGGGCAGCATAGCGAATTCAGTACACTGCTTTTATGGAGCCTTGTATAAGTGGGTCAATTGCAACCCATCTGGGAATCCTCTTACTACCCTCATCAACATTCTTGTTAACAGCTTCAACCTCCGCTTCGCTTACGTAGTGTCTGGAGGCCCTGCGGTTGGGCTGTTTGACGAGAACGTTCGTATGTACCTCTACGGAGATGACTTTATATTGTCTGTCAGTGATGCGGCTAAGTCAGTCTACAACTTCGAGTCCATTCAATCAGTCTTTGATTCCGTTGGGATCAAGATCACGAACCCTTCTGGCAAGGGGATGGTCGAGAGGAAGTTTGATATGACACCAGGGTTTCTGAAAAGAACTTTCCGGTTCGACCGTGAGTTGAACCACGTGTTGGCGCCACTTGACCCCAATTCAATACTTAAAATGTTGGAATGGTGTAAAAGGCCCAATTTGTCCGACACTGCTGTCCTCAATCAGGTTTGTTACCAGGCATTGATAGAAACAGCTATGCACGGGCAGGACCAGTTTGATTCTATGCAGAACTTTCTGTCCACGTTAACCAACGACTCCCGGGTGCTTTTTGCAGAACGGAGTTTGTTGGTCCTTGACCCCCCCACTCCTACGTGGTGGGTTGCAGATGTGTTGCCAGCTGGGCATCTATCTGCAAACGTTCCGGATACCTTCCTTTATGGTCATTCGGATGATTACCTGGAAGGGTAGTCTTGCGGGCAACCGCAAACCTGCAGAGGTCATAATACTGCGTTTGAGGACACGTAGTCCACTCTCGCCTGAGGAGGTGAAATAAATATCTAACAATATGATGAGTACGACTAACAATGATATTTCGTCTACCCCGCAGACAAGTGCCGGGGCGTTAGCTGGTAACGGTGTTAAGACCAGCGATGTGACAACAACACTCAAAGAGAATACAGTAGCGTTTGCGGATCAATCCGCCAACCAACATGTAGTCCCTTCGGGCAAGGGTAAAATTGTCCCGAATGATGCACATCAACTTTCAGTTAAGCTGCCAGACTTCGAAAAAGGTATGGCAATGCCAAAACTGATTGGGTCCTTCAACATGGAACTGGTAGATAATATCGGTTTCCCGTTGTTCAGGATCAATAGTGGAACGATTTACTCCGCAATTGCTGGTGGTGTCATTCCCCCTGATACCCCAGGTTTCATCACCTGGGACAGGGTGGTCTTGACTTTGACAGCGGCCACAAACCCATTTTCGAACGGAATTGTTGGTGTTTGCGTGATTCCACGCGCGGATGCCAGAACCGATGTCCATGTGGGCAACACCACTGGAGGCACTGATCTCAATCCCAATCATCTTCATCAGAACATGGTTGCGATGTTTGACATTCCGTCTGATTCGAGTGTAGAGATTCCGATCCCTAACCTCATGCCCACCGGTTCTATGCCAGTGGTGGGTACCACCTTCTACTCACCCAATACTTTCCTTAGTGGAGATTTCGAGGTTATATTCTTCGTTTTCCACCAACTGGAGTACGGTTCGGGTGGGGGTAACCTTGATTTTGATATCTATGCTAAGTTTGATGGTTTCAGGATGGAGACTGTGATTGCCCAAAGTGGTGATGCCACCATTGATTCGTTGGTGTTTGCTCACGCTGGTAATGACGATGACAAAGATGGCAAGGACATGACCACCAAGACACTAGTTAAGACGGTTCGAAAGGCCGTTACTGGTGTGGGTAAATTAGCCTGGCCTTCTGGTGTGTGGAACATGGTTGATGAAGGTGCTGAACTGTTTGGTTTTGGTGTACCCCGTGCTGAAAATGCGGTGAGTGTACTACCAGTACAGAACATGAGCAATCAGGGTCCTAGACAGATCCAGACCTTGGGTAACATGTCTGAGGAAGACAAACCAACCTTCCCAGCCATGGGAACCAGTGGAGGTGTTGATCCGGATGTCGATGAACTGTCTTTCAACAATATGTTGACGGTGCCATACTTTGTTTATTATGACAAGTTGGCTCCATTTACAGCGGCTGGTGTCTTACTCAACCATCCGTGTTCATTCAGCGTCCCAGATGTCCCTGGTGGAGTCGTGGAGAGTTCACATCCGTTGCATCTGCTGAAGTATTTTGCTCTGGCCAGAGGAACACTAAGGTTCATCGTTACCATAGCATCTTCCAAGCAACGTGCGCGGTTTCTCATGGGCTTTGTACCTGGGTACAACCATGACTTCTCAACTGCCGAGCAAAAGCAGATGTGTCCCAACGTTAATTTCTCTATTGGTGAGGATGTAGAAGGGACCAAATCAGTGAAGCGGTTTATCTTTGATATACCTTACACATCGATCGCACAGTATGCGCG